AGAGCAATTAAAACTACGGTATAAGAAAGCGCGAGCCAAGGCCGACATGTGGGCCCCCCTTTTTGAAGCGTGTTACCATTATACCGTACCATCACGAAACATGTATTATTGGACAAGTCAATACCAGGGTGCCCAAAAAAACGCAAAGGTATTCGATAGCACAGGTATAGCAGCATTACGTAATTTTGTATCCAAGATGCAAGCAGGTCTTTGCCCCACACAAACTCGCTGGTTTCTGCATGAAGCTGGAGAGATGGTACCAGAAGAAGCTAGAGAACAATTAAATAAGGATTTACAACGATACTCCGAGACTATTTATTATTACTTACGCAAGAGCAACTTTGATGTGGCGGTGGCTGAATCATTTTTTGATCTCGGCATTGGTACTGGATGCCTTATTTGCAATCCGGGAAACAGTGATGACAACCCCTTAGAATTTTATAGTGTACCGTTAGCTCGTGTAGCACTAGAAGAAACTATCACTAACACCTTAGAGACTAACTATAGGTGGTGGGATGAAGTAAGGATAGAAGATGTAATGGAATTATGGCCTAAGGCTCGCCTTACGTCTACTATGATTGCATTATATCAAGAAGACAAGAGCGCTACTATAAAGACCTTGGTTGAGGGTACTATATACTTTCCAAATAACCCACCAAAAAAGAGATATAGGTATGTAGTATTCTCCGAGAGCGATAGTTCTGAGTTTATGTTGGACGAATGGCTTGAGTCTAGTCCGTGGATTGTCTTTAGGTGGTCTAAGATAAATAATGAGATCCTTGGCCGTGGCCCTGTTGTAGATGCTCTTCCAAGTATCATGACCCTGAATGAATTGATGCGCCTTGAATTTGCTAGTGCTAACTTTAATGTTGCGCGACCTATGATGGCATACAGCGATGGTGTGTTCAACCCTTGGACAATGCGTTTGGAAGCTAACTCAATTATACCTGTAGCTCCTAATGCTGCCGGACAATGGCCTATTCAACCTTTCCCAGATACTAGCCCGCCAACCTTTGTGCAAACATTGGCTGTAGACCTGAGGCAACAAATAAATACACTGCTTTTTGCAAATCCAATTGGACAACCACAAGACCAACCAACTAGGACTGCTACTGAGATGATGTTGAGACAACGTAATCTTGCAGAGGAGATCGGGGCATCGTTTACTAGATTACAAAATGAATTACTTGCTAAGGTCTTACACAGGGTGTCTTATATATTAGAGAAAAGAGGATTAATAGAACAAATCAAGGTAGACAATAGATTAATAAAATTAAGCTATAAGTCTCCATTAGTAATAGCACAAGGACAACAAGACGTTCAAAATTTTATTAATTGGTTTCAATTGATGCAGGGAGTACAAGGGCCAGAGGCAGCATTAATTAATCTTAAGCCTGAAAGATTCCCACATTGGAGTGCTAGCAAGATGGGTGTTGATACCGATCCAATAGTAGGGGAACAACAGTTAGCACAATTTTTATCTCAACAATCAGAGAAGAGCCAAGAGCAAGAAATGATGATGATGGAAGCACAACAATCACAAATCCAGGCACAACAACAAGGCGGTGGTAATAGTGGTGGTGGGTAATAACTTCTATATGATTTCTTACAACACCTACCACCTAGATATTATATTTGCCAAACAACATGAAATAATGCAATATAACAATAATAATGTTTGTACTAGAAAGGAGGCGTCATGCACGATACATACGGACATACACCACATCGTAATCCATTAATAACACAAGATGAACCGGAAGTATTAAAGCAATTTAAAAATTGGAATCAAGAAACATCAAAGGATACTTTTGAAGTACAACGTTTATGTTATGAGGTATTTATTGTATCGGCAAATGGTAAAAAACTATACGAGATGATGCAAGATAAATATTTACTACCTGCCAAGTTTTCTCCAAGCGATCCAAACGCTAATCAATTAAGTATGTATTGGGAAGGTTTTAGGGCTGCAATTAGAGGTCTTAAGGATAATGCTTTAATACATATGAAGCGAAGCAGTACTAGTAACGGTTTATAATATATATAAACCATACTATTTATAACGCATATAAAACAATTAACATTATAATACTTAAGTTTATAATAATTTTAAGAGAGTAAACGTTAGCTAATAATTAAATTTAAACTACAATATAACATATAATATATAATATATTAAACCTCATACTATAAAATAAACAACCAATTAATGTTACAAGGATGTAGACATGGCTGATGATTTAACCGCAAATCTAGCAACTATAGGACAACCAGACAGCACGCAATCAAACGATAACACCACAATAAATCCAGCACAGTCGGCGCTCCCAGAACCATCATGGTATTTTGCGGAAGGCATACCAGGAGTTGGGGATAAACCTGATTATCTTGAACCAAAATATAAAACCTTGGCCGATCAAGCGAAAGCATACAAGGAAGCGCAAAAGTTATTAGGCACCCTAAAGGCAGCACCAGAAGAGTATGATTTTGGTGAAGCACAAGAGTATATCGACAAAGAAAATGATCACATCCAAGACTTCGTTAGGTTTGCTAAAGACAACAAGATACAACAAGATGCTTTCTCTAAGGTATTAAATACATATGTTGGGTACGATAAATCAAGACAATCTAAACCAGAAGAAGAAATAGCCAAACTTGGTAATGATGGTATGCAAAAAATTACCACCTTACAAAATTGGGTAAGAAATAACTTGAGCGAAGGCTCAATGAAGGCATTAGAAAAATTACCAGTCAAGGCAGAAGTAGTGCAAATGCTGGATGAAGTAAGACAGTTGCACATGAATACCTTATCTAAGATACCAACGGAAACACAAAAACCAAAGGTTAACTTGGTAACAAGAGATGAGATTGAGGCAGAGATGTTAGCAAATTACGGTCGCTATCAAACCGACCCACAATATAGAAGTCAAATCACTGCCAAGTTTGCACAAGCAATAGGTACCGGCAAGAATGACTTTGATTAAAATATTATTGGTAGTAATCATGTTAGATGTTTTTTGGTGTCTATGTACTAAAAAATTTTAATTATCTTTATACCTTTTGTTAGTACAAGGTATAAAGATAATTAAAACTGTTTCCATATAGAATCACGCGTATGCCAATTTAAATTTATTATCCTTGTTGATGGTGTGATTTTTTAAATTATAATTTGTCTAATCACGCATCTTGTTTAATGATGTGGATACTCATAAAAGGCTGGCCCATTATGGATACCCAGCAATCTGTGACCCGCAAAAGAAATTAAGATAAGTGAAACATGGAACATTTTGCTAATTGCAAAATTAATATTGTTTTATTTATTTTTTGTAAAAGGAATTATAGATATGAGTACATCGTTAACGCAGGTCCAACAAACAGAATTTGACGCTCTCGTTAAGATAGAATATAGATCCCGCGGATTTCTATTAAGAGACACCGTTCGTCTTAGGACTGACGTCATAGGTAATACTTGCCAATTTAGAAAGGTTGGACAGGTAATTGCTAACCCTGTAGGATTTCAAAATACTATTGCGATCCAAGACCCACAATTCACTGCATACACCGCTCAACTAACCAAGTTTGCTGCTGGAACGGGTGTGGATAGTATACAGGATCTTACTGTAAATTTCGACACCAAAAGAGAACTCGCATTCGTTGTCGCCATGGCGATTGGACGTAGAAGCGATCAGATTATTATTAACTCAATGAATAATGCAGTATCATACCAACCAAATGTTGTTGATTTTGTTAATGGTGGAACCAATCCAATTCCAGTAGGTGGAACCGCAGCAATTACTGCTGAAACCAATATGACTTACTCCAAATTACGCACGGTTGTGTCATACTTCGATCAAGATGCAGTACCAATTGGTGAACGTTATTGCGCAATGACTGGTAGTAACTTACGTAATCTTTTACAAGCAGATCAAATTATAAGTCGATTCTATACATCAAACGATGTAGTTGTAGATGGAACATTAAACTATAAAGAATTATTAGGTATGAATATTCGCGTGATCCCAGATATGTCTGAGGGTGGCCTTCCTACTATTACTGATACCAACGGTACTGCAGTACGCCAATGCTTCGCGTGGCATAAGATGGCTATTGGTATGGCAATTGGGCAAGACATGAGAACAGAGGTATCATACCTGCCACGTGAGACCACTTGGTTTGTGAATGGATTATTTTATGCTGGGGCAATAGTTGTTGATTATAGAGGTTTTTTTGTTATCAATTGTAATGAAGCACAAGCTGGCAATGTTAACATTAGATAATTATACAGGAGCGACAAATATCCAATATTTAATATAGAGAGAAACTAGATGGCATTCAATATTCAAAATTTAGGGTTATCTACTAGCACTATGAATACAGGTGTTAACCTGTCTATCAATAGCGGTAACCCTTCATCTAGTACAGACGGTTATATTAAATATGGAGCTCCTGCTATAAGAACATATTATTCTCCTTTTGATTCTCTTGTTGATATTGTAAACAATAACAACTATTTTGGAAGTGTTGCTTCTGAATGGAATATTGGTGACATGATATATATATCGGATGCAACGGGATTTCAAACTGGTAAAAATTTTTTTTATGTAGATAGCATTGATGTTAAAAAACAACAAGTAATAATAAAGCAACTTGTTAGTACTGGTGGTACTGTATTTGATTGGATTATTCTTGATAATACCATAGTAGAAGAAAACGTAGGCGGTGTTTATCAACTACAATCAAACATGGGGTATCTAATTACTGCAACCCCACAATCTCCAGTCCCAGATCCAGAAGTACCTATTTTAACCTGTCTCTTGCCAACATCTATTAATGCCGGAGAACAAATAAGTTTTTCTAACCAAAGCGGTGCAATCGTGCGTATAAGTCAAAACGCAGGCCAACAAATAAGTATAGGCACAGATGCCACAGGGTTAGGGGTGTACGGTTATGTAATGACTGATATTACCAATCAATCATTTGATTTAATTTGTATTGGAAATAATTGGCTTTTCTCGATGTCTAACATTGTAGGATCACCACAATATTTTTAATGTTTAACAGTTAGCACAAGGATGCGCCATGGCAAGATATAATCCAGTTAACGATCAGATAGCAGCTGGCGCAGGAATATCTATAATCAACAATAGTGTTGGTATTGCGATTATATCTGCTACAAATAATGCCCCGTCTACAACCGTAGCTAACAGTATAGCAATATATATTGATACGCAAGGAACATTTGGTAGCAGCGGTATAACCATTGATAGTTCTAATAATATTGCCGGCATTTCTTCTGTTGGGTGTGCAGCTGTAGAACTTAATAGCAATAATACTTATTACACCTCTATTGCTTCCCCTAATGGTTTAACAGAAACAATAAATTATATAATGCCGGCTACAATAGGTAATGCTGGCAACCTGCTTGTATTAAATTCCGTATTAGGAAACACTGCAACCCTTACGTGGGCAACGGCTGGTGGTGAAGGTATCATAACTAGTGTTACCGGCACTACTCACCAAATTAGCGTGACATCCGGTACAGCGCCACAAATATCTATAGCTAGTGATTATGCTGGTCAATCAAGTATCACAACCATTGGAACAATCACTACTGGAACATGGAATGCCAGCAATCTTACAGAATCTCAAATTACTAACCTTACTACCGATTTGGAGGCATGTGAAAAGATAGCTAACAAAGGGGTGGCAAGCGGCTATTGCCCATTAAACAGTAGCACTTTAGTTCCTCTTTCAAATATACAACAAGACATGTCTATTGATTTGTTGTCAAATTCGTTGGCTGCTTTTGTTGATAAAAATAGTATAAATAACATTGGTGACAACTTATTAAATTTTTATAATTACAATCAAAATTACCCTTTGGCTTCACTTTATGCAAATTGGATAACAATAAGTGTTGCTAATAATTCATATAGAACAAATATTGACGCTTGTTATCCTGTCACATTTACAAAAATCAACTATACTGTAAATTCTGTAACTAATGGCGGATATACATTAAATATATACGGAAGTAATAACACAACTAATTTTTATGACACAAGCACATCAGATTTATCATCGTTAACATTAGTAAATTCGTCACCAATCACAATTACAGCAACAGGAAATACAACTGTAACACCTTCAGGATTTAGATATTACCATTTGTTATTTACACCTGTAAATAGCGGTACATCAACACTAACAGTTGTGTTATCTTTTAATTATAAAAATTATTCTCCTGTTTGTGGTTTAGATTTAACAACTGGATATATTGCAACATCTACCGTTCCAAACTACTTAGTGAAGTCTATTAATGGTATTACCACAACAAACAATGCTATTACATTAGATTTATCCAACCTAAATGATTGCGCGATAACAACATCAACACTAGCAAATAACCAAGGATTAATTTACAACTCATCAACCTCAACATGGGTAAATCAACAAATAGATCATACAACTTTAGCAAACATTGGCACCAATACTCATGCACAAATAGATAGTTTTATAGCATCTAAAAGCAATGCGAATGGATTGGCCGCTCTGGATTCCAACGGTCAATTAGTTTTGTCTCAAATCCCTAGTATTGCTCTTACAACTGTTAATGTTGTAGCAACTATTGCTGAACGTAACGCACTAACAGGTATCCTTACTGGAGATGTTGTTATAGTTACAGGCGATCCGATAAGCAGCAACGATGGATCTTATATATATAATGGAACTGGATGGAGCACCCTATCAGTATATATTCAACCTACCAATCTATCGTCATTAACCGATGTAAGCGAAGGTACATTAGCAGATGGTAATCTACTTGAGTATTCAGCCTCGCTTGGCAAATGGACTAATTATATTTTTACTGGTAATACATCAATAACCACTCTTGGTGCCGTTACTACTGGAACTTGGAACGCTGGAGTTATAGGTTCTAGTTATGGCGGAACTGGTGTTAATAATAGTGGCAACACAATTACTATTGGTGGTAGCGTTACCGTATCTGGTGCGTATACAACGACCCTAAATGTAACTGGCAACACTAATATTACATTACCTACTAGCGGCACCTTAGCTACAACATCATCTATACCTAGTTTACCATTGTCGGTTGCTAATGGTGGTACAGGACAATCTTATTTTGCTCCTTATTGTTTGCTTTTAGGTAACCAATCTGACGGTATAAATACGACTTCAATATATGTGCATAATGGTTATAACATGTATGGCGTTGGGATTTTAAGTTTTACCAATTACCTAAATACTGGAACCGCTAATTTTTTCCTTGGCGCAACCATGACGGAAAATGATACATATATTTTACCAACATCAATGGGGGCGGTTGGCAACGTATTAACAATAGGCAATCTTAATAATACAACTAATGCTATATTATCATGGACCGCCCCATCTGTTGGAACTACTGCCCTAGCAGGGCTAACTACAGACACACAGATTACTGGTACACCAGTAAGCGGAAGTTTGCTTATGTACCAAGATAGTGCTACCAACAAATGGATTAACACGACTATTGCTCCAACTAATGATCAACTATTAGTATACACAACGTATGGATCTGCAAATAGTTGGACTCCATATACCCTTAGTGGCGCGACATTTAGCGATAGCACTAAGACTATTACGATTGCTAGTGGAACGGCTACAGCGCTACAATCAGCCACTACTGTAGTTTCTGTTAGTGCTGCTACTGCTCCAACAGTTAATCAAGCACTTGTAGCAACAAGTGGTACTTCAGCTACTTGGCAAATTCCAACAGTATTAGGTACTGTGACAACTGGTGTGTGGGCTGCCACACCAGTTACAGTTGCATATGGTGGTACCGGGGCTGCTTCCTGTACGGCGTATGCTCTTATTGCCGGAGGAACTACTACAACTGGCGCACATCAAAGTTTAACTACTGGAGTCTCAAATCAAATACTACTTTCTGGTGGTGCTGCTGCATTACCAACTTGGACAACAAACCTAACTGTTTCTCAAGGTGGTACTGGAATTACCTCGACAACAGCATGCGGAGTGTTGTGCGGAGGAACTACTACAACTGGCGTACTGCAGAACGCTGGAGCAGGCACACTTAATCAAGCATTAATATCCAATGGGACGGCTGCACTTCCAACGTGGGAAACAATAAGTACTTCTAGCGGATTAATTTCGGATATATCAGTGTCAAGTCTTGCTACGGGCGATGTTCTCAGGTGGAATGGAACAAAGTTTGCAAACAGTACAAGTTTAACTGGTGATGAAGCGACCATTAGCAATTTACAGTTATCAACAGGGGTAGTAAAAACTCAAGCGAGCGTGACCCAAAATACAACCATAACAACAACATACGTAGATGGAACTGACGGATATACGATGTATATCAACAACAGTAGTAGTGTACCATTTGCAATCACAGCTATTACTTCTTCTGGTGGCTTTAGTATATCAGGTGGTAACAGTGTATCAGGAAGCGGAGGTGGCGATCCTACTTTTAATAGGATTAATCTCAATTTTGGAGTTGTTACTGGTTATGCTGTTAGTGTATATTTTACTACAGGTGGAGACAATGGTAATACACAAACATTTTATATATATGGTTCAAATAATGCCACATGTTATGCAAACACCTCTAATACGGTAACAGGAGCAACATTACTATATACATCTCCTACCGTAAACCCTCAAGGATATACTGGATCATATTCATTAACAAATACTACGGTTTACCAATACTTTCATATTTTGAGAAGTGGAGGCGCCACAAACGTATCCTTTACAGGGCTGCAAGTATTCAAGAATGCAGGTTCAACATCAGGATTAGTTAATGGAACTGATTTTACAGTTTCAACCGATGCCGCAACAGGAAAACCTGCAATAAAATATACTGATGCCGCAACAAACACTTTAACATATAATGAAACGACATTATCAATATCTGAATTATACAGAAGAATATATCCAGTTATCTATAATTCATCTGACATTGTATTATCTACCACTGCTACCAAATTAACTGGATATGCAGCTACTAGTTGGAACATTGAGAATTATAGTGGCACGCTAAACTATAACTACAATGGTACTACTGAAATGGCAGTATCTTCTGCTGGCACATTATCTCTAACTGGCAACCTACAACTTAATAATGGCTCTTATTCAATTACACTTGCAAGCCCAACGCTAGCTGCATCATCAACTTATACATTACCTTCTGCTGTTGCTACATCTACTAATCAATTCTTATACACATCAGCGGCTGGTACCGGAACAAATACCTTAGCGTGGTCGACCTTGGCCCTAGGCAACACCAAATGGACTGATGTGTCTATTGCTTCACCTGCCAGTGGAAATATATTAAAGTTTAACGGAACAAATTGGACAAATACTACAGATTTAACAACTGTACAAAGTCAAATAACCACACTGCTTGTTTCAACTGGTATACTAGTAAATCAAAGTTCTGTAGCTCAAGGAACGTCTATAACTACCGGCTATACTGATGGCACTAATGGTAATATAGTTTTTGGAAATAATACCACAGCAAGTAATATGACTCCAACCGCTTTTACTGGCTATCCTGCTGATAATTGGAGTATTAATGGTTATAAGGTTTGGGATGGCGGTCATACTGACTGGAACGTTAGCAATACTACTTCATATTTAAGGCTTGCGATTAACTATGGTACACTTTTTCAAGTATCATCATTTTATTGGAGTTTAAATGCTATACCTACTAATGGAAGCAATATAAACTTCAATGTCTATGGTGGTACTCTTGCTTCTGTTTATACTGACACTGCTTACGACACTACTAACTTAACGTTACTATGCAATGTAGCATTAACTACTCAAACTGGTTCTGTAGCTATTACTAATACTTCGCAATTTCAATATATTGTTATATTAGTTCAAGATGCAACAACTACTAATAGTTCTTATAGTACTAATAACGGTGGCTTCTGGGTGCAAAAAGCTGCTGGAGGTTACAATGGATTAATCCTTGCTACCGATTGGAATATAAGTTCCAGCACAACAACTGGTGCACCAATAATCACTTATGCTGATAGCACTACGCAAAATTTAACTTATAATGTTGACACCTTGTTGGTTGAAGAAGCCTATAGAAGATTATATCCTGTTGTTAGAAGTACCAGCGATATAGTATTAACATCAACTAGCAATACTTTAAGTGGATACGCAAGCACCAGCTGGAATATTGAAAACAACTCTAGCATTTTAAACTTTAACTATAACGGAGCAACAAATTTAGCTATCAATTCTAGTGGGGCAATCACTACTGGAGCATGGTACGCCACAGCGATTGCAACTCAATATGGTGGTAGCGGTCTTACTGCTACAACTCCATACGCAATAATGACAGGCGGAACAACTAGTACTGGTGCATTGCAACAGTTAGCTACTGGTGCAAGCGGACAATTGTTAGTTTCTGGCGGCAGTGGGGCATTAGCTGGTTGGAGTTCTAATATTAGCGTTGATTCCTCTGGTGATATTGGTACTACTGGTAATCTATATGCTAATAATGTAATCGCCACTGGTAATCTTGCTGTGTCCGGAACAATAACCTCTGGCACCATAACTGCCAGTGTTGCAAGCAGCACTCATGTATTGAAGTTTATATGTCCAGTTTCATATACACTGTATACGTTTGATTACATATGTTTTTGTCCTCAAGCAATTAACTCGTTTATTATAGACCTAAGTATGGCTAAGAGTAACATTGCCTCAGTAGGGGCGCGTATAGTGCTGCCATCTATAGGGGTCAACCAATCAATTTATTTACAATTTATAGGGGCCAATCCAAACCCACTTGTTAATCAAGTGACTATAGGGGATAACAGCTCAACAACAATGCCCTACTTTGATAACGCCTTTTATTTCTCGCCGACCAATTGGTCATTAGGGTACGTGTATAATGGTACTGGCGCAACTTTCAAATTTACTTTCTATTCACCAGCAAGCGCCAACCCTTGGTACTCCGGTAACCCTTGTACTACACCAAACTCATGGCAGATACAACAAATTTCTAGCAACCAAATACCATTGCCAAACAGTATCAATCTGATATATATCTATTCATGTTCCAACACATCACTATCTGGATATTACGCATCACTAATATTGCCAACACTAGTTTCTGGTCAACAAATATGCATAAAAGACGCAACAGGATATCTAAATTATTCTAATGTGCAAGTAATTGCTGCAAATAATGATTTGATCGATGGTATGGCAAACAGGGTATATAACACCGCCAATTTGGCGTTTATGTATACGTATGTTGGTAACGGTTCGTATGGTAATTTATTTTCATTGTTTTACAGCACAACGCCTAGTTAAGATGATGTTGTGAATAATATTGCAACCAATGTTATTGTAGTAAATGTACTATAATTAATAAAAACATGTTTCACGGAAGAAAATTAAAATGGCATTTCAACCACAAAATCTAGCAAGGGTATCAGTCTCGACTAACGAGGAAATCACCGATATAATAAATAATCAGGTGATAGATACTGCTTCTCCTGCTCCTGGTAACCCCGGGTATCCATTATATCTTAAGACTGATTGCAAAGGATGCTTTAGAACATATAATTATTTCTCTAAATGGTATACAGGAACTACCACTTCTACTGTTGATGGTGATACCCAGGATACAATAGCTAGCCCCGAGTACTTTGATTTGGCGGCAGGAATGTTGCAGGTTGGCGATATTATTCATGCTTATAGTGCCGCGGATAACACATATATAACTTATAATGTTACCGCAACTCCTACTGTTGCCAACCCTAACGCATCAGTAACCGTTGCTCCTGCTGTTACAGGAGCAGTGGAAGATAGTGTTGTAACAAATAGCACCGTAACAAACACAAAAATTATTTTCTCTACTATTGCTAATTGTAACTATCAGATTGAAACCCATGGACCATTTAGTGGTAATGATTTGTTAAATTTATCTACAACTCCAATACAAATAATTGCAGGCGTACCTAATACAATCATAATAATCAATAGCGTTGTTTTTTGTTCTTCTGATGGTGCTGGGTTTACTGGCGGTTCAAACATATGGCTTGGTTATTATTATGTTGATAGCGGTACGCCCACAACTGTTCCAGCATCTACCTATGTGAATCCAACCATATTAACAGGAACTAATAGCCGTATATCTATAGAAGGTTTTGCCCCTTTCGTAACCACTTATGCTACATCTAGCATTGTTGGGGTTGGAATATATTTAATGACGGGTTCACCATTTATTTCCGCCGGCACGAAAGAATTAGAACTAATTGTAAACTATAGTTTATATCCAGCATTAAAATTTTAACAATTTAAATTATCAAGGAGCGATAAAATGCCTTTTCAAATACAAAATTTTTCAAGAGTATCCAAGTCTGCTAATGAAGAAATTAATAACATACAAGATGTTGTTAATGTAGATTCAAATGGTAATAGACTACTTATTGGTGTTGGCGGATGCTTCCGTGAATATAACTATTTTTCTAAAACCTACTCTGGCGGAATTCCAGGTGGCGCAGCAGCAACCGCGTCCGGCGATAGCCAAGGAGCAATTTATCAGGTTAGCTATTTTAATGCGGTAGCTAGCGATCTTCAAGTTGGAGATTTAATAAACGTATATAGCTATGCAGACAATTCTTATGCGGTATATGCGGTACTTACTACTATTACACAAGCAAATCCTAATGGTAATGTTACCCTTGGAATGGTTAAGAACGCCAAGAGTGTCATATATATTTCACCAGCACAAATTTTAGCTCTTAATGCAACTCCAGTCGTTATGGTTAACGGTGGAAATAATTATCTTGTTAGCGTTAATAATGTTTGCTTTACTATAGCCTCTAGTAGTGTTGCATATGCTGGTGGAGCACCAGTATTTTTAAACTATAACGGTGGCGGTAATGCTTTAACTGGCACTACAAGTGTACCAGCAGCATTCTTTACTGGTGGTGTTAACGGATTGGTAACCGCTAACGGTGTAGCTCCGGCTGCCGCTAATGCAAACCAAAATATAGTATTAACAACTGCCACAGCATTTACTGGCGCAGCAGGTGTTAAACCAATGTTTGTAAGTATAGATTACACTGTATATCCATTCTTTTGATCGTACATTTAGCGCAAATACGATTGCAGAGTGATGTGGTTTGTAATTTATAGATTGCAGCATGTGATTGATAGAATAATATAATTTACAGGATGTAATATGGCTTTCACTAGGGTACAGATTATCTCGCACGCTCTTACCCTGATGGGTAGAAAGCCTATTACATCTTTATCACAACAATCTGACATAGTAAATAGTGCCGACCAAGCGTTTGATTTACTATTAACCTCGGCAATATCAATTGGATTTTGGCGGTTTGCTACTACTATTGCCGTCTTGCAAAAATTAAATATAACTCCAGTGGGTGGTTATTGGGCGTACGCTTACAGCCTGCCAGCTGATTATCTTAAGATGGTCCACTTATGGCCGCAATTATATGACTTTGAGATATATCAAGATGCACAATTATACACCAGTTTCAACAACAGCAATCAACCTTTATATATAGAGTATAATTTCTTGCCTCCTGAGACTATGTTGCCAGCTTACTTTATCAAATACTTTTGTTACGAACTAGCATGTCACCTAGCACTTAGTAATGCTCAATTGCCAGATTATACTCAAGAATTAGAACGCAAAAGGGTAATTGAATTATCCATAGCACAAGCAGCTGATACTCAAAATAGACCACAAAGCCCATTGAGATCACAACCAATGGTAGCTTTAAGGTTTGTATCTTCTTTTGCATCTGGGTAATATTAGGATGCATACACAATGGTAACAACATGCACCATCATAGAAAGCAGCAACTATAAATTCCCTATAGAAAGCAGTAACAATAAAAATGTAAATAACTCTATAGAAATTAGTAACAATAACAATACAAACAGCTTTATAGAAGAAATAACAATGAAAACGCATATAACTTAATAGAAAGCTATAAATATGGAAATGCATAATGCCACAAGTAAAATGGGATCAAGTAAACTTTAGTAGAGGACAGCTAGACCCGCGAGTTCAGGTGCGCACCGATTGGCCTAATTATTATAAAGCCGCCAAAGAAATAACTAATTGTATTTGTATTCCTCAAGGTGGCGTAACCCGCAGGTGGGGTACAGAAGGAGTTACAATACTCGCTACTCCAGCTGACAATTATATGAACGTAGAAATCTACGCGATGTCTTATTATGAGATAGTGTATCTGTTAGTGTGGGAGGCACAAACACTATCTATATATCTAGAGGGATATGTTGTATCAGGTATCGCTACAATATATCAACAAGCAGACATACCTAACCTGAGGTTTAGTCAAGTAGAAGATAGAGTAGTTATAACGGATGGATATCATCAACCACAAATATTAAAAAGAGTTGATACAGCTCCAATAAGTGTTACCTATACTATTAATAGTACCATCTTTACTGCTAACGTACCAACTGGTTACGTGATTGGCACAATACTGCCAGTTCAACTTGGTGCCTCCTATACTGATATACTCCCAACAACCTCCCCGATGATTTATAAGGGCAGGTATTACTTTATGCGTGTAATTAGCAGTAGTGGTTTGCCAAACGTACCATCTTCAATTACCTTCCAAGTATTTGGGGTAATTGAAGATGCGGTGACAGTAATGAACCCATACACAGTTGTTGCGGTACCAGGAGCAGGAGCCACCCTTAGTATAGCAATAGCCAATGTTTGGTCTATACAGGCAATTAATTTTGTAACACTACCTGCTTATGACTTTAGAGCTGATTATTTTTCTAATAATATTGTGTTTACCCCAAGTGCTACCGATGCTAACGTAACACCAGATAACCTTGCTCCAGTAACTATAACCTTAAGTAATCCTGGCAATACTAATTACCCAGGATTTTATAGTGCACTTGTAGGTGGTGTATTTGCCGGAAACGGTGGTATCCTTAGAATTAAAACAGTAACACCACCAAACTTAATTAGTGGTGCGGTTATTAAAGCATTTGCTGATACTGGTGGTATTACTGGAGATACAGCATTTATAGGAGAGCCAGCGTGGTCTAACGCGCGTGGATGGCCAAAAGTTTCCTCTTATTATCAAAATAGGATGATATATGGTAATAGCGTATCAATATCTAACGGGCAATGGTTATCGGTAATAAATAACACTTATGATTTTAATGACGCAGAAATAGAACAAGCTGATGACGCTATTAGTTCGTATCCAGCTGGTGGTTCTGGCGGCTACATTCAATCTATAACGTCAGCGCGCTCTCTATTGGTGCATACTAATAAGGCAAACTATTCAACATCAATTCAAAATGAATCAATCCTTGCGCCTGCAACTTATATGCTTATAGAACACAACAAGTTTGGTGTTGGGCCATTAGCTCCGGTATATATTGATAATCAATTATTTTTTGTAGATAATAGTGGTAACAACATAATAACCATGACGTGGGATTTTATCCAAGGCAATTACGTTACCAATAGCGTAAGTATTGCTGCAAGTGGGTTAATTAAGAATCCAGTTGATATGACGGCATTCTCCGAACCAAAGTACCTAGATGGGTTTTATGTGCTGTTTGTTAATAATGACGGCACTATGTGTATACTGCAAACCCTCAAGGAGGAAGATATACTTGCTTTCTCTTCTATTAATACTACCACCTCACTAGTTGCTGGACAAAACAATGAATCAACCCAAGTACCTTCACTATATAGAAAGGTTACTGCCGCACAAAATAGATGTTGGTTTTTGGTGGAAAGAACGGTATTACAGGCAAGCAATGTTATCATGAGAATAACAGGTATAAGTTTGCCAGATTCATCTTTTGTTGTTGCCAGCATTATCGGTTTCCTACAATTAAATAATATCTATAGATGCACCTTTGTACCAACTGGTAATAACTATGTATTACCAGTTACTAGCCCTACGGTTACGACAAGCAGCTTCTATTTTATAGTACCAATTACTGCAACGAAAATATGTATTTATGGCTCACTTAGTGATGCCGCAAATAATACAAACAAGTATGTGCCGTCCTCTGACGCAATAGCCATAGGCAGCAACATTAATGTCCAAGTATATCTCGAGAAGCAACAATTATTTGTAGAAGAGGTAAGTTTTGACGTTAATACCGACATGACATATCAATTACTTGGCACAGCAGGTACAACTACTTCTACCGTCAATTTATCATCTTATATGGGTGGCTATATGAATGGGCAAGTGGTACAAATTGTCGGGGATGGTAATGTGTTAAAATCACAAACAGTCTTCAACAATAGTATTACTATAGAAAAACCATCAATTATAATAAATATTGGACTACAATATACATCAACATTAATACCATTACCACCAGTTGTACCAGAAAATCCTGGGATGTTGTTTAATCCAAAACATATAAGGACTGTATATATTAGCTACTATAATACAGCCGGGGCCACCGTACAAGGTTATGGGATCCCAACGCAAACCCTGGGTGAAGTAGTAGTAGGTGGAGCACCAGATATAGCTAATGGATTACAAGTATTTACTTATGCACCTATGGAAGGATGGTCAGGCATAAATGTGTCAGATCTAGTTATTAGCCAATCGCAACCATTACCAATGACCATTGTGGGGTTAAGTTACATAATTGATTTATAATTATTGTATGAGGTTTATAAGGATATTACTAGCATCGACAATACACGCAATAAAAGGATTTAAACTATGTTTCAGTATATATTGTTAGCTGCACAAGCAGCTGGATTAGTTGCTAACATACTGCAAACCAAGAGAGAAAATAAGATTGACAGACAGGGTTTACAAATACAACAAAGAGACCTTGATCTAAGAATGCAGCAAGAACAATTGGCTAGTAGTCAAGAAAGTTTATACAACATGGCAAGACTACGAGATACGATGGCAAGCCAAAGAGCTATATTTGCTGCACGAGGACAATCATCTGCCCAAGGATCTAATTTTTTTATAGGTCAAAATTCAATCTCTAGTTTTAATGAAGATGAGCAGGCACGCAAGTTATCATTAAACTTTAGACAGCACTATATCAATGTTAATAAAACCTTAGCATCCATGGAGACCACGGGAAGAATACATGCAAGAAAAGGTAGATTATTGAGCGAGGTATTAAATACTATTTCATTTAATTCGTTAGGATCGTTTGGTAGTGATGGTGGTGGTGTTAATAATACATTACAAGTCATTAGCAAAGGTGGTTGGGATACTGGTCTTAACACCAGGAGTACTCCAGGACCCAAGGGTGGTTGGATAACAGGAAGCAACATTAGCAACTCTTGGCGCGATCTTGGTGGTAAGAAAAGTTTTAGCGGGTTAAATGGGTAATCACAAATATAACAATATAGGGATATATAATGCCAGAATTACCAGAATATAAAAAACAAAGGCATACAGTAGAGCCAGCACCTATCGTTAGTGGTATCCAAAGTACCTATAATAATATGGCTAAAGGTACTGAGTGGATTGGTAGGATGGGGGCATCAATAGCACAAAATGCTGCCAATCAACTAGCTACTCTTAAGGGAGAAGAGGAAGCAATTAATAATCCTAATAGACAACTGTTTCCAGCATTTACTGAGGCCGATAGTCATTTTGTAAAGGCATTTGAAAATGAGGCATACAATGGGGCGGTACAATCTGCTAACCAATTATTACAAAAGCAATATGAAACCGTTCTTAGTCAACCACTAAGTAGTGAATCACTAGCATTGTTTGAAAAAAACAGCGTGGTCGGGTTAGACAACATAATGCAATCAGCACCACAAGGAGTGCGTTCTAAACTAAGGCATGATTTAATGGACGCATATAATAGCAATTACTTTCAACTTAGTAAACAGCTAGCACATAAGAATCAGCAAGAATTAATTGGTAACTTCCACGGACAAATTAATAGAGATTTGCGTTCAATATCTGAGAAAATAAATTTGGGTTTTCCGGACGATGCTAAAAAGATTAAAGAACGCATGGTAGACAATATTGATGCAGCTGAATCTAATAGACTAATTAGCAAAGAAGACGCAACCAGTTATCGCGAGATGACAGATTTAACATTTAAAAGCACTCCTTATATAAAAAAAATACGTGACCTTCTTAGTGATAGAGCCGTTGGAGAAAGCAAAGCACTAGAATTTTTAGAAAACTTTGAACGTAATCCACCCAAAGGGCTTACGCCAACACAACATAATACCATCGGCAAGATGATGACAGATGAATATCGCCGTGTGGACATGATGATCAAGGGTAACCAACATCTCAATACCATCCGCATGGATAACGCAAGAAAGGCTGGTACATTAGATGAGGCATCATTACCTGAATGGCACGCCAAGGTGGGGGAAACGAACTTCTTGCATCAAATAGGATTAGACTTGGTAGAACAACGCAAGAGACAAGTAACCTTGGAAAATGCATTAGATACCGCATTTATAATAGCTAGTGGTGGTTCATCTGCCAATATAACTAACGACCAGGCTAAAGATTATTACAATGTATTAGTTGATGAAGCACAACGAACTGGTTCAGCTGTAGATGCTGGCATGGCATATGATATTGCTAGAAGTATTAATCATGACGGTATACCACTTAAGGATACAATTGAACGAATGGTAACTAGTGGCTCACCAGAAGAAATACAACAAGCATCTGCATTAATAGCTAGAGATTCAGCAGACAAAAAATCAAAAGTCCTTGTAGGACTAGACAAAGATGCCAAGTTAGTCGCAAGATTATTTACAAACTATTCCTATAATCAAGAATTAACACCACAACAAGTGGCCGATAAAGCGCGTTCTGAGGTGTTTGATATTAGTGATAAGACTGCCGAGGAAAGGGAAAAACAATTTGCAAACATAATACAAAAAAGGGGCTATAGTGATTCCTTTAGAGTACAAAAAAAAGTATCTAACTTGCTTGACTCAAGCACAAAAGCAATACCATTAGATATGGTTTCAGACTTTAGGGTGCACCTTAAACAAAATTATAAGAATTGTGGTAATGAGTTGATTGCGGAAGCGCAAACCAAAGAAGATTTATTAAGGATGTATAGTTTAACTAGAACTAATGGGCCGGCAGAATGGACTAAGGGAGCACCAGAAGATGTTATACCAAAACCATTTGTAGAGGTGCAAAATGAGAAAGCATTAGACCTAATGTCATTAATACCAAAAACAAAGAAAGCATATGATGATAAAAATGGTTTTGATTATTATCTGGAGTTACCAGAAGGCGAAATAATTACCCCGGAAGAATGGAGCAAGCAACTACACCCATCCTTTAGCACCATGGGCGAAATAGAACTTCTTGGACAACCAGTAAAACGTAAGTTTAATATTAAGGAAGATTTATTACAAAAATTTGATGATATTACTATATACAAGGTAACCAAAGATGGTTTTGGTTACCTTCATAAGGAAAAATGTTGGTTCAAGATTATAGCGGATAATCTTACTGAGTTTCCAGCACAAGGACAACAACCATCATATCTAGCGGTTATTGTACCTGAGAGTACGGGTAGACCAGAGTTAATAATAAATCCTGACGATACGGCTGATGTAATAAGATTTACACCAACTGTCGACCCAGGGCAAGATTTACAATCAAAATTAAATAAGTTTAAAAGCAAATATAGAAGAGGGATGAGAGATTATTACATTAATCAATTTGTGGAGTATCAAAGACTTCTTACTGGTATGCGAGAAGGGTTTGAAACACAAGGCGCTGACATTGCTAGATTGTTGTGGGGAGATGAAAATCCATTTCACCCTAGAACTACAGATGTAAAAGACGATTAACAATAATTATAGTGAGGATAATAAACAAAAAGATTAATAATAACGCTAGCGAACACAATAGATAAAAATATTAATAATAATTATAGTGAACGTAAATAGATAAGAAGATTAATAATTATAATGGATACAAGTAAACAAAAGGATTAACAATGTTTGTTGGAAGCAAGGATGCAGAGTTTGGGTTTACTACCGCTAAACATTTGGTAGAGCACGCACAACCTCGCCCATCATTTTGGAGCGAAACACTACCAGCCTACTTTAGTGAAAACAATATACTAGTAAACAGTTATAGATTTTATAGGGATACTAGTATAGTAGGCAGGTCACCATTACCAGCAAAAGATTTTGAACCATTAACCAAAGAGACTGTACAAGGTATACCAGAGAACTTTTGGGGATATCTTGCACAATCCGTAAACGAAAAAGATTTAGAGGTAAGAAGAAATAAGATTATACGAGAAATAAAAGATTTAGATATACGTAAGAGAAGTAGTGGATGGGCGTCATTTGGTGCAGGACTTCTAGAGATGTGGTTCGACCCAACCACATATATACCGTTTGGTAAGACCGTAAGATATCCTGGCCTATTAGAAGGGGTTGCTAAGAATGCCATTCATGCAGCACCAGTAGCCTTTGGTGGTGCTGCCCTATCTAATGCAGTAACTATGGCTACCAAGGAATCCAAAGGGTTAGAGGACTGGATGGTGGAAACCTTTACGCAAGGTGTGCTTGGTTCTTCGGTTGCTGGATTAGCTGGAGGCACAAAAGCAGGACAATATTTATTAGCTAGAATTGGTATAAAGGCTAGACATGCCGACTTGGAATTAAAGGCAATAATAGCCCCCGAAACAACCAAAAAGTATAAGAAGGGTGAAATAATAGATATAGTGGCAGCGCCCTCAAAAGATTTATCAACAATAATCAAGAACAAGACTACATCCCAGGGTAATACTACAATAAAAGATAATAATATAACTAATAAGACTACCCATGAAATATCAGCTTCTAACGAAACCGCTGGTACTGCTACACCATCACAACAAAGAAGATTAAAGGAATCTATTGATGAACAAATCAAGAAAGGTACTTTATCTACAGAAGAATTAGTAACCACAAAGGCAGCTGAAATAAATAAATTAATTAAAGATGGTATAGCTACCGTTGGTGAGAATGCAGTCTTTAGATTCTTGTACAAACCAGCACCAATTGTTAAAGGATTAACTAGCCCGTTTGCAATCTTTCGTAAATTTACTAATGGTATATTTGATCATAATCTACTACTTGGTAAGATGGAGCATCTAAAACTCAATGAAATAAACACTAAGATACAGGCTGCTAAAAAACTAATTAAAGAATCAACGACACCAGAAGAAAAACTAAAGATAGAAGAAGAATTAATTAGATTAAAAGAAGAAAAAAAGGCTATAAAGACAGAAAAGTATGATGCTACCTATGCAGGTACACCAGAACAAGAGTTTTCGGCACAAACCATAGCAGCCAAATATATGACTGCTAATTACTTTTGCGAAGTACAAGCAATGGAAATTTGGAAAGAATCTGTGGGTCTTGGTGGCCCAATATCATCTAAAGTACCATTTGCCCAGACTGCCATTGATGTGCTAAAGAAAATAAGTAAAGAACACGAGAATCAAATATCATTTAAGACTTGTCTTGAGGATGCTACCTATTCCTTAAGGCGCGGAGAAGAATCTACTAATCCAGTTGCACAAAAGATAGCACAACTATATAGAAAACATTTATACGATCCAATTATGAAAGACTTACAAGAGTTGGGATCCCTGCCTGAGAATCTTACTATAGATACGGCAATAAGTTACGTAAACAGGTTGTATGATAAAGAAAAAATTAGGGCTAAAGAGAATGACTTTATAGCATTATTAGAAACATTTTATATTGCTCGCGACAATAAGGTTAAAGAATTACTTGCACCAATAGAAATAGCAGAAAGACAAGTAAAAAATCTAGAAGGTTTATTAAAACAACAAACTGTATACGAAAAAAAATTAATTAAAACCAAAAAAGATACGGCAGCGATCAAGAAACTAAGACAACAAACAATTGCAGCAATCGAGGCTAAAAATAAGAAGCTACAAGGGCTTAAGGATACATTACAACATCAAATAGATACTGGTACTCTGCCATTATCTACTACAGACAGACAATCAGGTATTACCCAATTATCTTTATTAGATGGTAAACCAACAATAACTAAGGCGCTCCAAGAAGAACACGCAGCACTATTAAAACCATTAATTGAATCTAAAGATAGATTGGCAAAAATGAGAGAGCAATGGAAACTTGAGAGAAGCAGAGTACAACCTGGAGAAAAAGTAATTTTAGAAGGAAGCAGGGTACAACCTGAGATTGCTACCAATCAACACCTTAAAGCACGCAAAAAATATCGCAAAGACATTAAGAAACAAAAGAAATTAATTGCCGAAATACAAGAGGGGATACAACAAAAAATTGAAAAAGGAGAAGTGAGCAAGGAGCTATATTATAAGGGTAAAAAAACTGGTAAGAAATATTTATATAATCTACAAAAAAGGTCCTTGGCTTCGTTAGCTAAGAAGGTTGCAGACTATGAACACCTAGCAAGATGTATAACCGAAACCATTATTGACGAGAATTCCCAACAAATGGCTGCAAGAATATTTAATGGTATTTCCGGCAAAGGTAACAGTAAACCTAGCGCCCTCAAGGCTAGAACTGTATTGTGTGCTGACCACATACTAGAAAAATACCTTATAAATGATATCACTGAGGTTGCTAGTGCTCACGCTGGCAACCTTTCAAATTATATAGCTTTAGAAAATTTTTTTAGACGTAATGGCACTGATGCGTCTGGTGCAAAAAAATATTTTATTAGAGAACTAAAGACCGAGTACAAGAAGGCAAAAGATTTGCTATATAGACAACCAGATAGCCCTAATAGAGCAAAGAAGTTACATAATTTACAAAAAGAATTTAATGAAGCAAAAGAGGGAATGGAAGAATTTTTAGATGTATTTAGAGGTGATTACGAAAGGCCAAAAACCAAGAATGGCAAGGACATTCAAGGAACAATTAATATTCTTAAACAGTATGCTTATTCAACCATGATGGGTGCAGTAGCATTAATGTTTCAAACTGATATTGTAATGCCAATCTTCAAACATGGCTTCAAACATATAGCAGATGGAGTAATACCTACTATTGGACAAATGTTGAGCACAAAAGCACCAAAAAGGGTATGGGCCGATATGGCTGTTGGAATAAACACCACATTAGCAACCTTAAGAAAGTGTATTCGCAACGAAGGGTCGCAATGGTTTGGGATGCAACCTGCAACCAGACTATTTAATAATATATCTAAAGTTGGTAGTAATCTATTTTTTATTAATCAATTGTATGATGTAGCAGAAAATATGGCTGCCAGTACTAGCGCATCCGCCCTCTTAAGGGATATACATAATTGGACAAGCAAGGGTCATTTTATAATGAGGGTTGATGCTAATGGTATTAGAAAGAAACATTGGATATCGGATTATAAATTTAGCAAAAAAGATCTCGAACGATTGCAACTAGGTAGACTTGATTTACAAGAACACGGCCATGCTATACAAGAAATGTTTGAAAAATTTGGAGACAAGACCGACTTTATGGGTACAACTGGTTATATACCAAATACTGTTGCGTGGACAAATACAAAGGCTGCCGAACACTTTAGGATGTTTATACGTAGAGAAGTTGATCACTTGATTAATAAGCCTAATAAAGCTGATAATCCATTTTGGTTTAAACATCCAGCCTTAAGTCTTACAACCCAGTTTTTATCGTGGAGTTTTGGGGTTACAAACAACATTACTATACCAATGATGCAACGCATGGATCAAGAGAAGTTAACGTGGATGGTCCTATCTATGAGCCTTGGTTCATTAACAGGACCTATGCGCCAATTAGCAAACGGACAAGAAGTAGATCTTAATCCTATAACCCTGCTTGGTGAAGGTATTACGCAATCTGGAGTTTTAGGTTGGCAATGGGAACAATTAATTAAATTAAACTCAGTGTTAGATTTAGAACAAATTAGGTTTTTACAAAGTGATAGATTTAGACGTAAAACCTTAACTGATTTAGCATTAGGGCCAATAGGTAGTATTTATGATAGCGTAGGTAGAGTAGCTAGTATGTTTTTAAATGGGGAAATTAATAAAGAAGACTTTAGAAAAGTTATAAGATTAGCTCCATTCACTAATGCTTTTTACTTGAGAAGATTGCTCAATGATTGGGTGGAATCATTGAGTATTCCTAATAAACCGCCTAAGAAATACTATGGAGAGAATGCAGAGCCAATAGTTAATTGGTAGCACCTTTAACATAAGCCATATAAAGTTAATTGGTAATGCGCTCAATATAAACCATATAAAGTACTATATACGCTATAATATATAAAAAGGATTTTTAAATATGGCATCAAGACAAGGAGTCGCACAATATACAGCCAATCAGGGTGATACTATATTTAATGCACCGTTTTATGTGTATGATGTAGCTTACCTTAGTGTATATCTTACTCCAGCTGGACATCCAGCAAACGATAGCGCCAACCTATTAATCTATAATGTACAATATATCGGCGAATCGCTTCCATTGGGTGGAAATATTATCCTTCTAACCCCAGCAAACCTAGGAGATATAATAACTATATTATATAATGTTGATAATGCTATTGTTTTTCCACAATATCCATTGTGCTCGCAAGTTGACCCCGTTGCTGATAGCTCTTTACCTGTATTACCACCAAGTTGTATGTGGGCCAAGTCATCAGATGGCAGTAAGATAATAGCAACTGCAGTACCAGCAGGAACTAATGTGCCAACTGTACCAGGAACAGCTGCAACCAATAATGTTGTTAAATTTGGTAATACAACTGGTGCACCTATTACATTACAAAACAGTAATACCACCCTGACTTCTATAACCTTATCTAGCGGTAAATATGACAATGTATCTGGTATTAATAATCTAACTATAAAAGGCACCATGGCTATAGGTAATACCGCACCTGTGGCTGGGTATATGTTAGATGTTACTGGTGCGGTACTTGTTACCACAATTGAATCACAAGCAGCAATAATATTAGATGATGTTAGCGGTACTTATAAAACTTTTATTACCGCACCGCAAGAATTTAGCAGCAACATTACTTACGTATTACCACCCACACTAACTACCAGCCCCGGAGCATTATTAGCTAGCGACTTAAGTGGCAATCTATCTTGGTTGCCACAAAATAGTATTACACAACTAGGAGAAGTTACCCAAGGTATTTGGAATGCCGGTTCTATTACATCTAGCGGTGACATCACTAGCACTGGTGTTATATCAGGAACAGGTGCAACCTTCGCTACAAATACAAATACTGGTATTGTAACCACCAACGGTATAACATTTATTGACACCGAAACGCCACCCAACACAGCAACTTTTAAATCTCCACCTACGCTTGGCGTAAGCGCAACCTACACCATGCCAGCTAGCATGGGAAGTACTGGTGACGTATTAATGATGTTTAATGAGGGTGCTGATGGTGCATTCTTGAATTGGGTAGCACCTCTCACCTATAATGCAGCCAACCGAACACAAGTAACCGCTGAGATACCAGCAGGTCTTTACGTAGATCCAACACAACTAAAGTATCATAACGGAATTGCAAAAGCATGGGTACGATTCCATATGAACTCTGGTGTTGTATCAGCAATCATAAGTAGTTCGTATAATCTTACAACAGGCACGCCACCTAGTGGAATTACTTATCCAATAAATCGTATAGCAACCGGTATTTACGATATCTACTTTGCAAACAACTTTGCATCTGGAACATCGTATACAATGCATGGTACAGGTTATTTGGCAACCAACCCAATTATTTCTGTCGTACAATACCCACGATGTAACGGAACTAATGGACAAGATCCACAACCAGGCTATTGTAGGATTGCATTGTTAGATCAAAGTGGCAATCTTACTGATGGAATCAACCTTATTACAACCCCACCAATGCTTCCGCCAGACGTGTATGTTGTATTTTTTGGATCATTAGCTTAAGGATATATAGATAGCAACATACAGAAATAGCACTATATGAGCACGCAAACAATAACTACAAGATGTACCACATAAGAATTACACAAGGATAGTACGTATGCCAGCCATAACAATTACCGCGATTAATCCACTAATACAATATCCAGCAACATTAGGGCAAACCCTATTTACGTTTGCGTTTGCTGTAATTGATGCTGCTAGCGTGCAAGTATATGTTACTCGTATAGGGCAATTAGCAAACGAGGACACACAACAATTACTATATAATATCGAGTATACCGTATTGATAAACCCGCCACCAGCAATTGGTGGTTCGATAACAATTAATTTAACACCACCCCTACAGGCCGAAGATAGAGTAACCATCCTTAGAAGTTCAATATTACAACGCGTCAGCAACTATACTGATGGCTCACTAATGAGCGCAGCAAGCCTTAATAATGATTTCAACACTAATGTAATGGTAGAACAAGAACTTGGAGTTGTAAATACCCAACTAGGTCCAAGATATAATGTTTGCGACATGTTAGATGGTAGCGATACTTTGCTACCGCGATTACCTAATGGGTGCACCTGGGTTAAAAAGGCAGATGGTACTGGTATTGTTGCGCAAAACATTTCAAACCTACCAGAAGGAGCTATTGCAGCAGTTAATCCAATGGTAAATGGAATAGCAGTCTTCCAGGATAATCAAGGCACAATCACTAGTACCGCAATAACTATAGATGCGAACAATAATATTGCTAACGCCAACAATATTACTGGAATTAGTTTAAACGTGGGCTCTGCAAACATACAAACTAACATTGCTACCAATAACATGACTAGCACAGGCACCATTAACGCTAACAACATTACTACCACTGGTAATCTAATTGTTGCAAATAACGGTTTTGCTACTGTAGACAACCTAACGGTAAATGGTAGCTTTGTGGCGCCAAACTTTACGCAAAACACTATTAATGCTACTAATAGTATATCGGCACCTGTTATAAATGCTACACAACAACTGGTTACACCAAGAATATTTAGTGGTGCCAGTCTTCCGTTGGGCGGAATAGCACCAATTATCTTCGATTCACCTATAGTAACTCGTAGTATTTCTACAGGTACAAACCCAATATCTACTATGACTATACTTTGTGGTGGTATTAACATAGGGGACATACCAAATTACCCAAATTATAGAGGTATATATACCTCAGGTGGTAATGCAGCATTAAACATAACGACACCAGGAGTTCCAGTATCCATCTGGAATAGCACAGGCAACACGGCAACTCCATTACGATTATATGACAGTACGCCAAATAATTATGTGGACATACAAGCGCCAGCAGCAATTGCTGCCAGCTATAGCATAACACTACCAACAGCAGCAGCACCAACTACGATAGAAACAGTATTAACAAACGATGGAACTGGGCAATTGAATTGGGTTGCACCCACAGGAATTGGTGGTGGTATTAAGGCATTTGTTATTTTTAAATTAACTAGCGTTGGGGGAATTCCAGTTATCGTGAATAGTCTTAATGTCAACTACGTAATAAGAAGAAATCAGGTGGGGCAAGATCAGGGGATTTTTTATATTAATTTACCTGGAATAGTTACTTTCAATTTTGTTAATGCACAAGCAACCATGGGTAATACGATAATTGGAACAATTATAATTGGGCAACCAACGCTACATAACGTTGTTATAGGTATATATAGAGTAAATTATATGCAAGATGCAAATGTATGGATAGACCCTTTTGTAGAACAACCAATATATGTAGGAATGTGGTAACCATTTATAATTAATAGACCACTACACGGTAGTATCATTTTAAAATACCATGTTTTGAATACGCTCTATATTTGCATCCCACATTGAAAATATTATACTTTGAAAATATCTAATTAGTATATTATACTTTACAATATCTATATTCACGGAGGAATATATGCCACTATTATCAGGCAAGGCTGCCACTATTAAGAAGGGATTCGAAGAAAACATACGAATCGAAAGACGCGCTGGCAAACCCAATAAACAAGCTATAGCGATCGCATATCAAAAGAAGAGAGAAGGTTCCAGGAAGGGAGGCCAATAATAATGGAAGATAGAGAAACACAAGTACAACCAAAACATTTTTTATTAAATGAAACAATTACCCCACCACAAGTTTACGAACACCGGATGCACGACGGGCATCTATATGTAGAAGGATTACACAAAAAAGATTTAGGGCCTGCAATCCACATACATACAGCTGGTCAAGATTTTTCCATACCTGATAACGAAAGATACGCCCCGCCAACCGCACCTAATCCTTTTATGTATACCGGACTACCAGAGTTGGGCATTGATTACCCTGGCTTGCCAGGAAAGGATGCATAAGACGGTAACTATAAACAATTATTAATCAACAACATCAACCACAATATAAGGAACACTAAAAATGGCTAGAGAAGAAAGAGAAAAAAAGATAGAAAAAAAATTAGAAAAAAGAGTAGAAGGGAAAATGGAAAAAAAGGGTGAAAAACGTAAAGAACACCACAAAGCTAAAAGATAATACCGCCATTAACACTACTATATAAACAACAATTATAATTAATCTTAAAGAGGCGGAAAATGGCTTGCAAAAATGGAAAGAAAAAGAAATAATTTACGTTGCATTACCAGTCGCAATAATAACATTAATAATATTATTGATAATCATTCGGTAGCAAGAGACGTAAACGCAAAACCTAAAATAAAGACTAGTGAGTTTGCCATTCAGAAATCCTTTTTTGAGTGGCTTAAACACTATCCACATATAGACGAAGTAACTATATCTATACCTAATGGAGGTATTAGAACTGCCAAAGAAGCAATATTTTTAAAGATGACTGGCCTCAAGGTTGGCGCTCCAGATGTTTTCATTTTTTATCCTAGCAATGGTTACCACGGATTAGCCATTGAATTTAAAAGTGAGCATGGCAATATAACTGTGCCGCAAAAGCAATTTTTAAACACCTTGGCAATGAAAGGATATAATTGTGCAGTTTGCTATTCGTTAGAGGATGCTATAATTAGAGTAGAGGAACATCTTAAGTGCAAGAGAGATGAAAGGGAACTAGAATTAATATCCAAGGCTCGTACTCTTGATGTTAAAATCATTATAAAGAACGATCAACTAGAACTGATGTTTACAAATTATTCTAACAATTTGATTGACAGACTATGTGAGCAAATTAAAAACAGAGAAGTAAACATACGTGCTTTATTAATACAAAGATGGATAGAACAAGGTAAACAAGACACTGTAGTTATAGATGGCTAACACTTGGTGTTCTCTGTGTTAGATTAGCTATGGTTGTATCTTGCGCCAGATGAATAATATATACCGTATACGACAGGTATACACACAACACATAAGTAATATAAGAATACACAAGGAAGTGGTTATACAATGGAATATGAACAACTAAAGGCTTACTTCGTAACTCCAGTCCTTAAAGGACTAGTAGCATGGTCGCAAGAAGCGGAAGACCTAATGATTGGTACGTTCGCACAAGAAAGTGGTTGTGGTAGATACGTTAAACAATTAACAGGAACCGCTCTGGGGTTTTGGCAGATGGA